CGTCACATCCGAGCTCTCGGCGTTCGAGACGATCTTAGAGGTAAAAGTCGTCGGCACCGGATAATCGCCATTGATGGTGCCGTCCGTGGAGAACGAGGCTTCGCCGTCCACCAACAATGCTTTCAGGACGCTACCAGCACGCGCGCGCGCAGAAATTGCGTATTCGTTTTGGCCGAAGACCACAGTGGCCGTGATTTCGCCAACTGGAATGCGCGCGAACGAGATTGTATAGCTTGCGTCGAGGTTTCCTTCAGCGTGTGCATGGTCGCCGGCTGTCACCGTTATCAACGCGAGTGCGAAGCCTGCGGCGAGAATCGTTGTTTGAGCGGCGCGAGAACGAAACCTCATCTTGGAATCCGTCCCTTGGCCTACAGCCGATTATGCTTTGACCTAGGCCCCTCCGACCGAAAGGATAGCACACCTCTGCAAGGCCACAGACTGCTGCGCTGCGGGTTTTCGGTCCGGCCTATGACGGCTTCGGGTCCAAAACCGGTAGTCCTCTGGTCGAGCACAAGATTTCCGCTTCGTCCCCAAAACCTGACATCTGCGCGTTAATGAGTACGCGCCTTAACACCTCATCTCGCGTCGGGAGTGGCCCTCGGCTCCGACACTGGCGCCTCAAAATATTCCTGGGCAACTAGCGGCTCCGCATCGATCGCCGACGACTGCTTGCAACAACTACGAGGTAAAAAGCGCAGCCTCCGATCGTCCGGTCCATGCCGGCAGCATAAACAGGGAAGCAGTTGGATCACGCGAGTAGCCATGGCGGCTCCATAGAGTGACATAGCGCTTGCCCAGCCCCGTTACCCTATCAAAGCCTCAATATCGATGACAGGCTGCGCCCTCAACGGTGCCACCCCAATCGCCATCGCAAGCGCAACCATGCCGTCGATCCGACCTACCGAACGCTTCTTCGACGGCTTGCGATTACCGGCGTCGTCAATCGCAATCACCGTGTTAGCTGCGCACATCGAGAGCACCGGGTGATCGCCATGGGCGAGATGGCCCTCGAGCAACACCTGCTCGAGATCACGCAGCGCGGGCGACATCGATTGCATCCCTTGGCCGAATTCAACGAAGTGATCCTTGACGAACTGCTCGTTGAAGCCGGCCTTGAGCAACCACGGTAAGAAGTGCCGCATATTCCAGCGATCGAATCCGATCTTCGCAATGTTGTAGTGCCGGAATAGGCCACGCAAATGATCAGCGACATGCTCGTACGAAACAGTCCTGCCGGGCGTCGTCTGCAGATAACCTTGCGTCCGCCAGAGATCATACGGAAGCCGATCGGCTGTCGCCTTTTCGCTCAACCCCTCCGATGGCAACCAAAATGTCGGCTGCACATGCCACTTGCCATCGCGCCATCCGATTAAAACCAACGCGGTAAGGTCCGCGACCTCGGATAAATCGAGACCACCGTAGAGCATCAGACCCGCAAGCGAACCGACCGGCCCGCCGCAAGCTTTCCAAACCGCCGGTGAAACGAACATGTGCGTGGGTGGGTTCGACGCGCTGATTCAAAATCAAGTTGCGATATTCAGCTTCGCGCGCCGGCATGCGCTTGGCAGCCGCTGCCATAGCAAGAACTTCCTGCGTGTTCAGGAACGTGCCGAGTGCCGGATTAGCCAAGGCGATGATGGTTTCGTTGAACGGGTCGAGGTCAGCGGGCGCAGTATAGAGCTTAACTACCGTGTGCGGATCGTGTCCGGCCAACGCGTCATCGATCAACACCGAGAACAGGTCAGCATCGGTCGGTGCCTGCGTTGAGATGATGATCGAGAGCGGATTCTCCTGCGCGCCGGTCGCCGTCTCCAGCGCCTCATACAATGCAGAGCGCGGACCACGGACCTGACCCAGCTCGTCATGGATGACCAATTGGGGAGATAGTCCATACGCCGTCGTTGCGTCCGCCGAGAGCGCGCGATAGCGCGTGCCGAGCTCGGTGCAGATGAGCGATTTCGCGGTTTCCTGAATCGTCACGATCCGCGCCAGCGCCGGGTTTATGCGCACCATCTTCGCAGCCAAAGAGAAGATGATGCCCGCTTGCTCGCGCGACTGCGCCGCGGAGAACAGCTGAGAATTCGGCTTACTCTTTGCAGGGGGCCCACACAAATGCGCGAGCAATAGGCACGCAGCCAGGGTCGTTTTTGCATTCTTGCGGCCCATGCTGATAATCGCACGACGGGTGCCGTGCGGGTTGTTGTAAATCAGACGAATCAAATCTTTCTGCCAATCGAACAGCTCGAGCCGCTTGCCGACGAGCCTGCCCTCGGGGATGAAGCAGACGGTCTCGATGAACTCGATGACGTCGGCCGCAGTGACCTTGTCGTCAGCCGGCTTCCGCTTGCGTCTAGGCACTGAACTTCGCCTTTATTTCCCACGGTCTGGAATCCGGAGCCTGCTCGAGCCGCGAACCGGCCGCACGCGGCACCACCCGCGAACGCGGCGTGGCCCGCAGCTGGCTCAGAAGATACGCAACGTTCTTGGCCACCACCCCATGCTGGGCAGCTAGAGCGCCGGCCTCCTCGCCATCGTCCTGCTGCTGAGCTCGCAACTGCCGCAGCCGAAGTTCCTGCCGTTCCGAGACCGCGGCCTGCGCCACCAGGCGACGAAGGATGACCTGGCCGGCAGTATCGAGCCAGTGGCCGGGCAGCGCGTCGACAACCTCACGCCAAATCCGCTGCTCCAGCTCGTCGAGATCCTCCGGCGGCTCCGGACGACCACGCCCAGGGAGCACAGGCACAACGCCAAGCGAAGCAGCGGATCTGCGCGGCATGTGGGGCACATTAGCACAGCCCGAAAATCATGCACGTTAGCGCTGCCTGGCCGCGCCGCTGGTCGGGAATTGCCGCCCTTTCGAATTTTTCCCACCCCCCTGGCCCCCGGTTTTCTTACCCAGGGGAAGGAATCCATGGGTCGCGCTTCACCGGCCTCCGCGCCCGGGTTACCGATTGGCTGGATGGCGCGGATCGACGGGCCAGCCATCGACGCCGACAGCCGTGTCAAAGCCCCGCCGTTCGATGCTCTGCTTGCGGCCGGAGTGACAAGCAGTACAGAGCGACTGCAACGGTCCGAGAATGAACTTATTCGCATCGCCGTAATGCGGCTCGATGTGATCAGCGCACGTGGCCGGAACTATCTTGCCCGCGGCCAGGCACATCCGGCAGAGCGGTTCAAGCTTCAATTGCAGCTTGGCCCTTCGGCGCCAGTATTCGGTTCCATGTAGACGGCCCATCGGGTTCCTCCTGCTGCGCCTATGTAACACTTACCGAGTTAGTCATCCGGCTAACTCAGGAGCTACCGGCCGGGCCAAGGTGGGGTCAACGCATCGAAGCCCCCAACCCCAGCCCCGACCGAGCGGCCGTGTGCGTTTCCGGCCGCTATGGCTAGTGCAGCAACATCCCGGGACGTGCGCTGCGTTCGATGAGCGCCTCGTCGACGGCGGCGGCGTAGCATTGGCGATAATGCGCGACCGCGAGTTCGTGGAATTCGTGCTGCAAAGCCAGAAGCTCGTCGTCGAAGGACTGGGCCAGGGTGCGCAATTCCTTACGGCTCTGCTGCTTGGCGCGCATGAAGCCGAGAATGAGGCCACGCCGCAGTGGGCTCAATTGCCCCGTCTCATGGTTTTGGCGGCTCTTTGGCGTTAGGTGGGCCATCGCGCTTAACCCCCGACACGGGAGAACCTCGCAGCTCTAGCTCGATTAAGATATCGAATCAGCGCCGGCGCCCCTTCGAGCGTGCCCACACGCTCAATGCTTTTAGCACAAGCCCTTAGCCCGCGCACCAGGCCCTCGGCATCCTCAAAGTCGGGGTCGCCGCCAAACTCGCGCTCAATCCGATCGGCATAGACGCGCATTTCCGCCGCGCGCCTCAGAACGCACTCCGCGATCAGAGGGAGGAGGTCGACAACGTTAGACTCGTCCATGCCTTCATCTCAGCACCCGACAGCGACCCTGCGTGGCCACTAAAGTCTGCGGCTTGCACGTTGCGCAGGGAAAAGCCCTACCCTATACAACTATACAATAAGTAATATTATTTCGTGTTATCTCTCTTCCTCTATTG